GCGGTCCTGTGACAGCCAGAAGGCGTCTTCTTCGATGCCGACGCAGAACACGGTGCCGCACCGGATGCAAATCACGGGCTCACCACGAGACGCCCGTTCCGCTGGTCAGCACCTGCTCCAGCGTGTCGTCGTTCATGGACTCCAGGCCGGAGATCATCCGCTGCCGCAGGTAGTCAAGGACCAGCGACCGCAGGTCCGTGAACGGGATATCGACCTCGAACCGGCCGTCCTCGAGCACGCCGCCGTTCTGGCTGACTACGCGGACGTCGCCGTCGTACCCGCCGTTGTGGATGAATACCGTCCCGCCCGCTGCCTCGGTTGTGTGGCTCACTGCCCCGTCGCCTCTCTCTGTCTCTGCCTGCGCTTCCGGACTCGTGCCGAGCACCGCGCCGAGCAGCATTCAGTATCTGACCGGCCGGCCTTGGTGCGGTAGAACTCCTTGCCGCAGCCGGGACACGTCTTCAGCGGCGGCACCGGCCCGTGGCATGTCGGGCACCGTTCCATAACCGCCACGCTAACAGATGTCGCGCTTCCGAACGGGTCTGACACGTGACATTTGTCAGCTATCTCCCCAGGAAGAACGGAGGCGGCAGCCGTGCCTGATACACCGTGGATGACAGTGGCTGAGCTGCGCAGTGCGCTACAGCAGATGGACGGCAGCCTGCCCGCGGCGGTCGCCGCGTCCGGGCCGGACGGGAGTACCGGGGCGTACCCGGTGACCGGCGTGCGCACCGACGCGGCGGGGTACGGGGGGCAGGCGGTGCTGAGTATCGGCCCTGGCCTGCCGCTGGGGGAGTGACCCAGGAGCCCGCCGGGACCGGCCACAACCCGGTCCCGCGGGAAGACCTAGTGCCCTGCGAGTGTGACCGGCGCTTAGGGTCTCGCCATGCTGCGCTGCGCCGCTTGCGGCTGCCTGATGCCCGTACATCTGAGGCCTTTAGCGCCCGACGGGCCGCACCCCGGAGGGGCGTGGTCTCTTGAGCGCCCGTTCCCGCCGCAACAGGGCAAAGCGCCAGGGCCAGCCCATCGCGGTACGCCCGTCGTCGTACACGGGCACCGCCGGCGCGACCTACACGGCGGACCAGGTCGCGGAGATGCTCGCCGCCGAACGGCGGGGCGACCGTAACCAGGTAGCGAAGATGTTCGGCCCCGGCGTCCCCGACGCGATCCGCCAGGCCGAGGGCACCCAGGGGATGCTCCCCGGCTCGCCGTTCAGCCCCGGGGAGCCGATCGGCCCGTACGACGGGTTCAGCCGCCAGCCCCGCACCCGCGACTTCGTCACCGGGTACAACATCACGACCAGGCCCAGGATTCACGAGCGCGTTTCGTTCGATACTTTGTCCGGGCTGATTGAAGCATATGATGTGGCACAAATGTGCTGTGTTCCTGGAACAGAGATCATCACCAAGCGCGGGCTCGTCGCGATCGAAGACGTAGTTGCCGGCGATGAGGTGATCACGCACCTAGGCCGCTGGCGCCGTGTGACCCAGACGATGACCAACGAGCCGCACACGCCTGTGCGCGTGCTCAAGAGCGGCGGCTTCGAGGACCTGGCGGTCACGGGCAACCACCCGGTGTACGCCATCGACTACCGGGTCACCCAGACCCGCAAGCGCGAAGCACGGGCAATCGGCTGGATCAGCGCGGACAAGATGCGGACGCGCGGTCCCCGTGTCAGCCACAGCTACGACGCGCTTGTGCTGCCCGCGCTGGCCGTTGCCGACAGTGCCCCAGTTCTGGGCGTTGCGGAGGCTGTAGCCGCGAAGACCGGCGACAGGTTCACCGTGGACAGCGACGGAATGCTGACCCGGCGCCTCGGCGGCCGGCTTACGCGCGTCCCGTCTCAGGTGAAGATGAACGCCGCCCTCGGGCGGTTGCTCGGCTGGTACATGGCGGAGGGATCGCAGGGCAAAGCCCGGCAGGTGTTCTTCTCGCTCGGCCCTGACGAGCGGGAGCACTGCGAGCAGATCCTTGCCGACGCTGAAGCGGTGTTCGGCCTTCAGGGAAACATCATCCCGACGCAGGAAGGCAACGGCTTCCAGGTCCGCATCAGCTCATCGGCGCTCGCCGCGCTGTTCTCGTGCGGCACCGCCCGGACCAAGCGCCTGCCCGAGTGGGCGTGGGGTGGAGGCCGGGAGTTCTTCGCGGCGCTCCTAGAAGCATGGGCGACCGGCGACGGCTGCCGCAGCGTCCGCGATGAAGACTGGTCGGCGCGGATCATGGTGATTACCGCATCCCGTGACCTCGCGTGGCAGATGCGCATGGTCGCGATCAGTCTTGGTCACGCAGCCTCCGTCGTGACAAGCCGCAACCGCGACAAGTACAGTGCGTCAATCCGGGGCCGTAGTGTCGCAACAGCCCCGACGCACTACCGCGTTGAGTGGCGCGAGAACCCGCAGCGCTGGGGCCGTGAGTCCTTCGAGTTCGACGGCCGTTACCTGGCGACCGCACTCGTCTCGGCGGAAGAATCGGACTACTCTGGGCCGGTCTACAACCTTGAGGTTGAGGAAGACCACTCGTACACCACGACGGGCGGCGCGGTCCACAACTGCATCTGGCACAGGATCGACACGGTCCGCGCCGTGAAGTACCGGCTCGTTCCCGCCGACGGGTACAACGGCGACACCGAAGGCGCCGCGGAGATCGCCCGCAAGGTGCTCCGCAAGCCCGACCGCCGCCACTACTTCAAGAACTGGCTGGCCAAGTGGCTGTACGACGTCCTCGCCTACGACGCCGGCACCCTGTACCGGCTCCGTAACCGGGGCGGCCGGTGCATCGGCCTGCAGCCGGTCGACGGGACGACGATCGCCCCGCTGCTGGACTACTGGGGCAACGAGCCGGAAGGCGACGCCCCGAGCCACGTCCAGTACGTGAACGGGCTGCCGTGGAACTGGCTCACCAGGTCAGACCTCGTGTACGAGTCGATGCGCCCGGTCAACAAGAGCATCTACGGCAAGGCGCCGATCGAGACGATCATCCTCTCGGCGAACACCGACATCCGGTTCCAGCTGCACTTCCTGCAAAGGTTCACCGACGGGAACATCCCCGGCGCGTTCGCGGGCGCCCCCGAGTCGTGGACCCCTGACCAGATCGAGGCGTTCCAGGCCTACTGGGACTCCTTCATGTACGGAGACCAGACCAGGAAGTCGCAGATCCGGTGGCTGCCCGGCGGCTCGTCGATCATGTGGAGCAACGAGAAAGAGTTCACCGACTCGTTCTCCTTGTTCTTGATGCGGAAGTGCTGCGCGGCGTTCCACGTCGTCCCGACTGACCTCGGCTTCACCGAAACGGCCAACCTGAGCACCGGCGAGTCGCAGGCCGACGTCGCCCACCGGATCGGCGAGCTCCCGCTGATGGAGTACGTCGAGGAGATCCTCTCCCAGCTCCTCTACGACGACCTGCAGCTCCCGGTCAAGTTCGAATGGGACCGCGGCGAAGACCAGGACGACCGCCTGGTCCAGGCGCAGGCCGACGACATCTACATCAAGAACGGCACCCTCGGCATCGAGGACGCCCGCGAGATGCGCTACGGCCTCCCGAAGTCCGCGAAGCCCGTGCCCCGGTTCATCTTCGGCGAACGCCTCGGCCCGGTGCCGCTCAACGCGCTGCTCGCCGTCGCCGGGCCGATCGACCCGGAAACCGGCGCGCCGACCGCGGACGCGCCGCTGCCGCACACGGCGTTCACCGGCGTGCAGGGGGTCATACCGGACCCGCCTGTGCTCGGCACGCCGCTCGCGGTGGAAGAGTACGGGCCGGCCGCCCTGCCGCCGGTGCCGCCCCAGCAGCCGGGGGCACCCGGCGCCGGACCTGTGGCCAAGGAAGGCGAGACCGCGGGGATCACCGCCGGGACGGGGATCTACGGGTACGACCTCGACCGGGACGACGACGAAGACGACACGGCGCAGGCCGCGGTCGCCAAGGAGCTGTCCGCGTTCCGCCGCTACTCCCGCGCCCGGCGCAGGGCAGGCGAGTGGCGGGACTTCCGGTTCGAGCACGTCGCTGCCGGCGAGGCACGGCGGCTGAACGAGCAGGGCTGCGCGTCGGTCCGCAAGGACGCCTCGGGGTACGACCTGTCACCGCGGTCTGGCATGATCTCCCTCGACCTGCCGGACGGCCTGATCAGCCCGGTTCCCGGCGGTGTCACCGGCCACCATGTCACCGTCGTCTACCTCGGCCCCGACGTCGGCGACGACGCGTTCGCCGCGGCGTGCGACCGGGCACGGCAGGCTGCCGCCGCCGCGGACGGCCCGCTGCGCGGCACGGTCTCCGGCGTCGGCGCGTTCCCGCCCTCGAAGTCAAGCGACGGCAAGGTTCCCGTGTGGGCCGCGATCGCGGTCCCTGGTGCGGAACGCATCCGTGAGGCGCTGGCGGACCTGTCGGCGTCGGAGTTCACCGGCTGGCAGCCGCACGTCACCCTCGCCTACCTCGAGCCGGGGGACCCGCTGCCCGCGCCGCTTGACCCGGTGCCGGTGACGTTCAGCTGCCTGTCGGTGCACCGCGGCGATCAGGTCGTGCGCTACCCGCTCGGCCGCACAACAGACGACGCAACAGACGACGCGACAGACCAGGCCGACGGCATGACAGACGTCGCCAAGGCGGGTGGTGCCGCCCCAAAACGGCGTGGCCCGGCTGGGCGCTAGACCTCCCGGCCGCCGGCTACTGGGGCGGCCGGATCGCCGGAGCTCTCGCGTCGGCGATCACCAGAACGGAAGCGGAACGGCTGGCGTCGGCTTGGCTCGCCTCCCTGGAGCCCGCGAAGGAGCACGCCGGCAAGCGCGACGCGGTAGCAGCCGCCGCCGACTGGCTGGAAGCCAACGGCCCGGACATCGAGGCCGCTCTCTCGCCGCTCATGCAGGGGCTGCTGACCGACGGCCAGTTCATAGGCGCTGTCTCCGCCCAGGCTGTCACCAGCGCGCCGGTGGTGAAGGCGAAGCACGCCAAGGGCAAAGGCGGCAAGCACGCCAAGCCCAGGGACGCGCCCGTCCCGGTGCAGACAGAAGGGTGGAAGCCGGGCGACACCGCCAAGGCTGGCGGCATCCTGCAGAAGCTAGGCATCAAGGGCCCGGAGCCGAAGCACGCCAAAGACACTGGCGGCAAGCTCGCCGGAGGCATCCGCAACGCTCTCGGCCGGGTCCTGGTTGAGGGCAAGCAGGCAACCGCCAGCGCCGCAGACATGGCCGGGAACCTCGTCTCTGTGGTCGCTGACCAGGCGAAAGCGGCAGGCGCAGCACTGGACCAGATCGTGACGGCAGCCGCGCAGGCAGCCCGCGACTGGTACTACGGCGCAGGCGTCGAGTACCTGGAATGGGTCACAGAGGACGGCAACGCGTGCGCGGTCTGCCAGGCCAACGAGGACCAAGGGCTGGTGCGCCTAGGGGAGCCGTTCGACTCGGGTGACGAGGAACCACCGGCGCATCCGCACTGCCGCTGTGTGACCCTGCCAGCTGCTGACTGGAAACTCCCGGGGGAAGCGCAGCAGCCTCAGCCGCCAGCCGGGACACCGGAACCCGAGCCGGAGCCTGAGCCGGCCGGCCCGCCCGCGCCCCCTGAGCTCCCAGGGCCCGCGCAGCCGGAAGAACCGGGAGAACCCGGGAACGACCCGGTCGGCGACGCTGACGCCCTGGCCGGCGCCTACGAGGCCGGCTACCAGCAGGCCGGCCGGCTGTACGGTGGCGCGTCCGGCGCCCAGGTGACCAGGGCCGTCCTGTCCGACGGCACTCACGCTGTCGTCAAGCAGCACGCCGAGCAGTCCGAGGCGCTCCACGAGTACCTCGCGGGGCTGGCCGGCCGGGCGCTCGGCATCGACGGCACCGGCACCGCCCTCGTCGGCGACCTCACCACCGTCGCCCGGTTCGCCCCGGGGATCACCGGCAGCGCCGCCCGGCAAGCCGCGGGCGAGTACCTGGTCGGCCGGAAGGCTGACGAGCTGCGCCGCCTGGTCCAGCTCCGCAACGGCCGCGAGATCGGCCTGCTCGACTGGCTCACAGGGCAGGCGGACCGCAACGGCGGCAACTTCATGGTCGACGGGGACACCGTCCGCCCGGTCGACAACTCGCTGGCCCTGTTCACCGTCCAGTGGGCCGGCGGCGGCGGCCTTGAGATGCTGTCGCCGTTCTCCCGCTACTGGCTCGCCGACAGCGCGGGCATCACGGCGACCGACGACATCGACCCGGCGGCCCTCCGCTCCCCGTTCACCGCGGCCGAGCTCGCCGGGCACCGCCGTTCGCTGGAAGGGCTGGAAGACGAGTTCGGCTACCGTGGCGCCAGGCCCCAGTACCAGTTCATGATGGGGCGGCTGGCGATGCTGGAGGCGATCACGTGAAGGTGATCCGGTTCACCGTGCTGGACGGCGAGTTCGGCTCCGGCACGGCCACGCCGCTGGGCGACGTCCGCGTGCACGACGACGGCACCCTGGACCCGGACCCGGGGACCGCAGACATCGTGCGGTCGTGGAAGGGCCGCACACGCGGCGTCACCGACCCCAAAGAGGTGGCGGACAAGTTCGTGGCCCGGTACCGGGACTGGTCCAACGGCTACGTGATCAGCAGCGAAGCGACGCCGGACGAGGGCCAGCAGCGCGACTAGCAGCGTGGAGATGAGCGCGTGCCCTTCCCCCTCATTGTCCAGCCGGACGGCGGCGAGCCCCGTGTGTTCGCGGGACAGTTCGTCATCGGGAAGCGCGGCGACCTCGTGGTAGCCGACCCGTACGCCTCACCGCTGCATGCAGTCTGCTACCCGGACGGCAGTAACTGGGTAATTCAGGATCTCGGGTCGACGAACTGGACGATGGTCAACGGCGAGAGGGCATGGGCGGCGCGTGTGCTCGCTAAGGGTGACCGGGTGACGATCGGCCGTACCGTGCTGACCGTGGTCCCAGCGGGCTAGGCTCCCCTCATGCTTGTTACCTTCGTCCTTCCCGCGCCGTCGGGCGTCCGCTGGCCCCAGAGGGACTTCGACCTCATGGTCGGCCAGAAGATCCCGATCATGGTCCCGGGCCCGGTGACCGGGATCGGCGTCCTTGAGCGGGCGGTCGTGACGGACGGCGGGGCAGCGGCTGAGGTCACGCCGGAAGTCCCCGAGGACTCCGAACCCGGTCGGGCGGTCACCATCGCAGCGGGCGGTGTTTACGGCCACGTCCGCATTCACGAAGACGGGACGGCCGGGCCGCTGGTCCTCCTCCGCCGTGACCCTGCTGAGGCTGCCCGCCGGATACGCGAGGGCTTCGCAGCTAAGGGCTTCCCGGCGGACCTCGCCGACGCGATGATCGCGGAGATGCAAGCGGAAGGAAGCAGAAGCAGTGGCGGCTGAGAGCCCTAATGAGACCAGCTCGATCGACGGCCTGGACTGCCGCCCGCTCACCAGGGAAGACGCCAGGCTGGACGGGCAAAAGCTCCTGTGGGCGTGCATGTGCGGCAAGGGCAGCACTCCGGATCTCCGTATTGCTGTTGACCCCGAGGCCGCGCGCGCAGAGACGGAACGCCAGGTAATCGCCCACCTGCGTGAAGTGGGGCACGATCTGCTCCACACCGTCTATGTCGGTACGTTCTCCGAGTCGTTCTGCATCGACACGGGTCCGGCACGGGAACTGCTGTGGCGGCAAGCCGGGGACGTACCCGATACCTACGGCCTGCATCCCCGCCTGAGCTAGCGTCGCCGGAACGCCTCCGGTATCTCCTGCTTCTCCGAATTCACCGGGAACAGCGGCACAGGCGTGACGTAAGTCCCGAACAGGGAACGCGGCGACGGCATCCGCTCGACGGTGAACGACGGCAGGCGCAGCAGGCTCCCGTCACGGCTGGCGATGGCGTCGAGCGCCTGCCGGCCACCAGTCAGGTACACCCGCTCATTCTCGCGGAGGGGGCGGTCACCATCTGCCTGAGTTGCGGTTGCGCGGAGCCTGACAATGACCACGGCAACCCGGCATCGATCACCATCGCTGACCTCCAGGCCGCCGCCGGCGCCGCCGGGATCAGCCTGGTCCGCGCCGCCGCGAACATCCTCCAGACCGTCACCGGCACCCTCGAGGACAACGAGCCCGACCCGGACGGCCCCGAGCAGCACTTCCTCCTCGGGGTGGCTTACCAGCCGGGACGTGACCCGCGCATCGCCAAGGGCGTCGACGGCGGCCGCGACTACTTCACCCCGGCCGAGCTGGAGAAAGCCGCGTGGTCGTTCATGCTGAACGGCCAGCAGCACGGCATGTTCCACCTCGACGGCACCGAGGGCGCCGCCCAGACGGTGGAGAACTACATCTACCGCAACCCGCTCCCGTGGATCGTCGGCGACGACCTGATCGTCCGCAAGGGCACCTGGCTCCAGGGCCTGCTGGTCGACGACAAGGGATGGGAACTGCACAAGCAAGGGAGAGTCGGGGGCCTGTCGCCACAGGGCGCGGCGGTCAGGCGGCGCGCGCGGCCAGCCTAGTCAGCCCACTCGGCCAGATGCCACGCAGGTTCCGGCAGGTCCGCCACGCGCATCTCGCCGATGACGTAGACGACCC